ACCAGATCTAATTCTCTTACCTTTATAATAAGTTCCTTCGTAATATCTGTGGAATGATGCATTTTCAGGTATTGATGTTCCACCTCTCCCAGAAACTGGAGGAACATAAACATCATCAACTTTCACCCACTCTTCTCTAGTTGTTGCAACATTTCCAGGAGTTGTTTGAGGTGGGGGTGGCGGCACTATCCAATCCTTTGTATTGAAAACTTGTTTAGTAATGACGCTGCTTGTTGATACTACTGCATTAGAAACCTCTACACTTATGGTATGCCTACCTTTTGTTAAAAATCTTTTTACTAAAGATGGGTTTTGTATATTTGGTCCATCTAATTGAGATACTTCCACACCATCAATCAACAAACGACCATTATCATCTTTTGCACCCTTAACTCCATAAAAACCATCATAAGGAATATCAATTTGCCAATCATTTCTAAAAACAGTTCCCGAAGAATCACTACCAGGAGTTGGTAATGGTTTTACTGGAGAAATTGCATAGCGATTCATGAAGTTGCTCCATCCAGGGATGATTGTAGTTTCAGTAATGGGTTCTTGTGTTGATGGTGAATCTACGTTTCCCTCTAGAATATATGTAAGTTCAAAAGTTGATCTTCCACCTATCTGACTTCTTTTACCACTTTTGAAAAGTCCATTTCCATTAGGAACACTTATCTGCATGTCATCATTATCATTAGATGAAATTGTAAAATCTGCAAATATTGTTGATCCTGTTTCCTCACCCTTTTTAACTTTTGCTTCTTTATTTTTTCCTTTCTGAGAGATTAATCCTTGTTCTAGTTTACCAGTTACTTTTGATGATGGATCAATACTTGCATTTACAATATAAACAACGTTCTTTCTAATCTTTATTTTTTGGGACTTTCTATCTTTATCCTTATCCACATTTGTAATTACAAAAGTATCAAGACCATCTTGAGATGTAAAGACGAATCTTATATTAGAATTTCTTTTCATCTTTTTACCACCTTCACCATAAACATTGAAAGTTACTTCTTGTCGATCTGAAGTTTCTTTTTTTTGTGGAGATGTTGTTATAGATTCTTTTCTTCCCGTAAATCTCACGGGATACCAAGGGGTAGTTGAAGTTGGAAATCTAGTTGACCATATTGGATTTGGTGGGCATCTTCCTTCCTGAACTGGTAATGCTTCTTTGGGGGGAACTGGTTCAGGGGCATCAATGGTTAATGCAACGCCAAAAGGATTTTCATACCAAGACTTTGAAGAGATTACTTGCTGAGAAGTGACCGCAACTTCTATGTTGACCGACAGTGCCATCCCGTTTCCTTTGGCCAAAGGAGCAAAATTAACTTGCTCCAATTCTGCTCTAATTCTATATTTTCCTGCCTTAAAAAATTTAGTCTCTACAGTTGTGCCAGTGCTCTGGCCAGATCTAGTAAACCCCTGTTTTTTGATGATTACCTCATCACCACCTCTCTCAATATTTTTTAATCCATTACCAATGTTAGCAGCTCCACCTCCAGCGCGATTGCCAATATAAAGCACTGCATTATCATCACATGAAATTTCAATTCTATAGTTTCCATCAACAGGAAATTCTACATACTCCCATTTGATTGTGTGAGTGCCCGCAAAACTATTAGTCTGTGCTTCTTTCGAATTAAAATCAAAAGGAGAGACTCCATGTGACGTACCAGGAACTTTCCAAAGTTTTCTATTTGCCTTATCAATAAAATCTGCGGTATTGAAAATTCTTTTGTTTTGTAAGGATGATTGAGTGCCTGCGGGAATTAATCTAGGTGCAGATAATTGTCTTGCATTAACTGCGGTAAGTTTGGCATTTACATCATTACCACCACCATCAAATAGATTTATTCTTTGTTGTCTTTGATCTGGATTTGGTCCAGTATTTACAATGTCAGGTGCTTTAGATCCAGCTGCCCTACCTTCAAATATAATAGGACCATATTTCTTATTTGTTTTGAATGTCCCTGTTGCCTTTACAGATCCCTTAGTGCTACTTAATGGTCTTTTTAAAACAACGGGCCCGCCTCTTTCAGTTGGAATGGTAATTTTAGTTGCAGCATATCCAGCAATACCTGGATTATCATCCCAATCGAAGGTAAAATCAATCTCTACTATATCATTACCACCCGCAAGCATGTAATATTGGTTTCCTTCTTTAATGAATAAACTTCCTGCTGCCTGAGTTTCTGTTTTATATACAGTCTTTGTTTCATATTGAACTTGATTCAACAAGTCAACCTGAATTGTATGATTTCCTTCTATAATAGTTTTTGAGAATGGTTTCGCTGGACCTTTAAAATTACCTAAATCAAAAAGTTTTTCCCCGTCAAGATAAAGTGTTGCGATGTCATCACATAAACCTCTAAAAATATATTCTCCAGAAAGTGGAAAGTCTTGTTGCCATTCCATTGTAAAAGTTATTCCAGCATTATCACTACCTCTAACTTGAGATGGTTTAACTGGACATATGGCATAAGTATTCATGAACTCGGACCAGTCTCTGTCAAAAGTTACATCATAAGATTGATCGACTGTTGTTCCATCACTTTTAGTAATACTTATTGGTTTATTTTTTCTAGTAGTCCAGAAGGGATTTTGAAGTTGCTCAAGTTGTTTCTGGTATGTATCAATTTCTACTTGAATTGGATCTACCGTAGTTGATGTATAAACTCTAGGATCCCATGTGCCAAGTTCTTCTCCATTTGGACCATAGTTAAGACCATACCCAACTTCAGTATCTGGACATGGAAAGTACTCTTCAAAGTCATCTTCATCTGCAAAAATTTCAACTGAATCTGCGGTCTCTCCTAAGATAGAAGTCAATACTGCACCAGATCCAAAATTACAATCATCTCTTGCTGCAACTAGTGGTGGAAACTTATATCCATGCCCACTTCTAACAACATCAACTGCTAATAAAGATCCATCTCTACCTATGATTGGATTTGCAGTTGCACCTACACCATCTCCACCAAAAACTTGAATTTCTGGAGGTCCGCATTGTGTAATTGTTTGTATGCCGCCACATTCATCCTTAGTTGTAGAGACTATATCAGATGTTGTAAGTTTATTTACATCATTAATAGTCAAATATAATATTTCATTATTACCATTTATGAATATAAAAATTGTTCCTGGGTTATTCTTTGCGTAATTATTGGCTTCACAAACAGAGACATTGTTGATATACCCCAAATCTGGATCAACATATCCAACTCTAATGTCATCTATAGATGCTGGCCCAAATAAATTAAAAGACATACTTATATTTTATCTTTACTGTCTGCATCTTTATTTTTTATTTATCTAGATCTAAGGGAAGATGGTGGAGTTGCATATGGTTTCTCAGTAACTGTAGGTGGTGTAACTGGTTGTTGAGCTCTATCGTTGACATTGGAGAAACTTGGTAATTGACTTTGCTTAGAACCACCACTTCCATTTTGCAATGTATAGTAATCAGAAGCAGGGCAATTTGGAGTTAAGTCACACCCAAAAATATTCAACTTAATATTTTCGAAACTTAAAGCAGAAGTTAGACTTCCACTTACAGATCCAATTAAAGATTGAACTCCTCTCACTGCCCCAGTAACACCTGAAAGTTCTCTTTGCATATCAGATAAAAATTTATCCACACTCTTTAATGCATCATCAGTCCCTTTATTCATAGCATCCATATTTGTCTGAATAACATTTCCAACTAACTCCTCAACAGAACAAATAGGAGTTACGGGTGTTGTAAGAGGGAGTGGTGAGTAATCTAATTTTAGTGCCTTATCTAAAAATCCCTGAATCTGTCCACAGAGATTATTTGTAATTTTACTGTAAAGGCAAGTAATTATATCTGTTATTCTTTCTTTTATATCAATAAATTTGTTTCTTTTATTTGGGGGCATTGCATCTATAGTCTTTGCCAAAGCCTTATTAATTTGCTTCAATACATACTCCATAATCTTATCAAAGATTATTTTCATATATTTTGCTATTTCACATGCAATATTTGCAATTAAACTTCTTATCTCCTGAATTACATTTGACACTGCATCAATATAACTTAGTGCCGCATTTACAACCTTATCAATATCCTTTGTTAAATTTTCTAACGCAACTTGAATTGCTTTCAATGCTGAAGATGTCATATTACATGGACTCATCAGCACAGTTTTTCTTAGATAATGATCATTTCTTTTTACATCTGCAGCAGATAATTCATGAACTGCATCTACATTTTCTCTAGTAGCACCCGGTTGCGTTGGTGAAGTAGGAGAGTTTGCAGACTCGCATCTAGACTTAATTCCAGAAGAAACTGCTTTCTGAATAAAATTACTTCTCTCTAATCCAACCAACCCTCTTGCATCTGCTTCTGCTGCTGCACTTTGCTGATCTTTATATTGTTGTTTGTTTAAAGATAAATCAGATCTCAACCCAAATTCATTTACGCTTACTCCAGCTGGTGGTGGAGAACATTCTTGAGATTGCTCTTTAGACTTTGGTTTATTGACTACAAGACCTTCATCAGGAACTTTTATATTTGGATCTTTATTTCCATCCGCAGGAGTTGCATGACCACTAGTAGATGCAAAATTAGACTGATCTGTTCCAATTTTTGTCCCTAATGCAGTCTGAGCATTACTACCAAGAACTCCCATAATGACTGGGACTTGCTGTTCTGCCCCATCAAGAAAAAATCCAAAAACAAAATTTCCTTGTCTGAGATTTGCAGTTGCTCCCGCGTTTGCTTGCCCACCGCCACCCGTCACTGGGTACATGACCTGAGCCCAAGGAAGTTGATCAGAAGGTAATACCTTCTCTTCCCTATCGTGAAGACCTATAATTCTGACTTTATATCTGCGTCCCCAACCAGGAATTTGATCTTTACTTTCGAATTTTCCAGGCAAACTATTATCTCGCCAAGTTGAATCACTGGCAATTTGCCCTACCCACCAATTAAAACTTGCTCCAAGAAATCCTGGATTAAATAAAGATCCACCTTCCATTTACTTATCAATCTTCATAGATTTTACACTCAGAAGCATCTGGATTATCATCACAATATAGTTCTAAAGGAGTTGGATCGTGATCATCTTCTGGATGTCTTTCAGCATATCTCTGTAATGATGCCAACTCTTCCTCAGTATGCCTACGTGCTTGAGGAGATGTTTGTGGATCATCTAAAATCTTTTTATCCTGCTCTATGTGCTGGTAAATGTTTTTGTCGTTCATAATGGAATACTACCTGATGTGTGATTTCCCTTTCTTCCAAAAGAATCTCTGACTAAATTAAGTTTAGTATAAGTTTCTTTTGGTGAAATGTAATGACATAGATCTGCTATAATATATAGACCCCCACTCTGCTTGTTTACTTCATCATTTTTTTCAGAGTTTTGTGGAGGCGCATCAATAAAAATTACATCTCCTGCATGTAAAGAAAAGTCACCTGCTATTGTAATAGTAGTCTTTCCAGAATACAGTTGATTATACCTCATAATAGATTGGTTTAAAATGTTTTTAACATCAAAATTTTGTTCTTCTGATTTTTGAATTTGTTGTTCTGTAGTCCCTGAGGGAAGAGTCCCTTTGTCTAACAAATAATAAGTTGTTCTAGAAAATTCTTTATTTGATCCTGATTGATTAAACTCTGGATTTAAAACTGGTAATTCTTTTCCAGCCAACTTTAAATCCTTCTCAGACTGCTTAGCATTTGGGGTGACAACTTCATAATAACAAGTAAATGGGTCGAATAAAATAGTGCGAGTGGAAAATGCACCCATCTTTAATTTTTCCTGAACATCTACTCGACTGTCTTTAGAATAATTGAGTGCTTTTGTATCATATCCAGCGGGAATATTTGTTCCTTTTGAATCTGGAGATTCGTTGTATATGATGGACTTTTTTTTATCTTGACTTAGTAAAGAATCAATAGATCTAAATTTAAATCCCTCTGATGTTTCAAAGAAAAAATACCCGGCAGTCTTTCCCTCAGATCCAGGAATACTTGGAACTGCTTTTTTAGACAACCAGTTCATTGCATAATATGGTTTTCTATTGTTTCCGATAAAATTATATGTGTTTAATGTCTCTTCAATATCAAGTTTTTTAGTTGTTTTAAGATCTTTTGTTAGAATGTATCTAATATGATCAGAAATTTTTCCATCGAATCTTTTATTTAATCTTATCTTTTCGTTCATAATAAACTCTTTAGAAACTAAATCAAGTTGAACCATTGATTTAGTTGTATCGTCAGTTAAAGGAGTAACTTTATTAACATACAGTGTTAAATTTAACGATACATTATTATTATCACGGAACTTAACAGAAACTTTTTCTTGCCCAACAATAGGCAATCCTTCAAGAGCTGTTTTTTTATCGACAGCATTTCCAGTATCAGCAAAAGTAAAAGTTGCCTTTATAGTATCTTGTAAAATACTTTCATAATACATAAGTCTCACACTACCACTGATCAAACTAGCAATTTTACTTTGATCTTTATTTGAAAAAACATCCATTCTTTCAATAAAAGATGGTTCAGCAGATTTAGTTGATACTTGATTTGCCATTTAATATTACCTCTTACTTATATTTACCCACCTTGATATAAAACATCAAATGGATCGTCTCCCTCTCCATCATCAAAGAACGGTAATCCTCCGCCCGATGATTGTGACTCATATCCACTAAAAGTCATATTTGGAGTGGCATCTTCAACTACAACTGTTTGCTCTGATCCAGATTCATAAGATGCATATGATTGAAGTATGTTGGCAATTTGTGGTTTAGATTTTGCCATATTAAGTTTTTCAACTAATCCTGGAGCAAGAGAGTCTAGACCTTGTGTTGTATCAGCATCGATGACAAATTCTTCCCCTCTCTCTCCAATTAATGCTTTTGTAGGTCCACCAACTCTACCACCCTTTGCCATTGTCACCAAACCACCACCACCCAAAAATTCCTTTAAAGTTTTTCTAACTCTTGCAGATCCAGCGTAATCTTTTGCGCCAATGGCACCAGAACCTCCCCACTGTGCTCCAGGAATATCAAATGCAAGTCCAGAGTAATGATATGATCCAGAAGCATGTCCCCCCACTGGATTGAAACCTTGGAACTCCGTAACTTGAATTCCTTTAGATTTGAAGAAATTGTATGCTCTTACTGCAGTTGCTCTGTCTCTAAATGCAATATGATCGTGATAATTTGATGGCGATCCATGACCTGCTCTATCAAATCTCCCAAAAGGAGTATTAGGATCTCCAGTAATATATTCAGCAACCGCACCACCTACACCACCTCTATCCATCCCACCACCCATTCTACCAGATCTACCTTTACCAAAACTTGTCAATGCATCAGCAGCAAATTGATATCTCCTAGGATAATTTGGAGTTCCTGCCTTTTCCATTTCGCGTTCAAATATTTCAACCGCTTTTTTAACATCAGTAACACCCTTTAATCTATTAAGTGTTCCATAAGATCTCATCTCTTTCATCATCCATTCAACTTGAGTATCTAATTTCCAAGGATCTTTTCCAGATGATGCTGCCCAAGCAACTAAAGCATCCCATCTACCACCACTTCCAGGTCCAGTTCCCCACTGCATAATACCTCTTCCTGGACCACCACCAAGTTGTCTTGATTGTGGATTAACTCCAGATTCTTGCATAAGATTACCAATCACACCAGCAGCAGCCTGTTCAGTAAACCCGTATCCTATCAGGTAATTAAATACCTTTTCAGCATTCGTATTTCCTACTAAAGAACCTGTTCCTGGCGGCATTTGATCTTCAGTAGGAGATCCAGCAGGACCACCACCTTCTTTTTTCAGTCTGAGATTTTCTTGTATTTCTCTTAATGTTTTTTGAGCATTTGTTTCTGTTGCGTCCTTAAATGCTTTAGAAATCCAATTACTAACATCGCCACCTTCAGAAATAGCATCTAATGCCTTTGGATCAACAAATCCACCTTCAGCAAAAGCAGCAGCAAGTCCGCCTTTTAATTTACCATCAGATATTCCTTTTGATATTAAAAGATTAATACCCAATCCAACATTTTCATAATCTCTTTGAGTTGGTTTTTGTCCAAGAATAATTTTAGAAGTTATTGAAAGAATAGGACCGAAGTAATCACTCTTACCAAGATTTTTCCCGGCATTAAAAATAATATTAAATGGATTCATAAAGTCAGGTAATTTTGGTTTGGGAAATATTCCAAATAATTTTTCTTCACCACCAATATCAGATCCTGGTTTTATATCAGAATCTTCTCTTGGTTTTTTTGTAGTTACTTTTCTCTTATATTTTTTACTACCACCTTTACCTTTAGATACGGATCTTTTTACCCCACCTTGAGATTTGCCACCCCTTGTTATACCACCACCAGCAACTCCCATAAAGGATGGTCCAGAAAAATAAGGAGTTCTTTTTTGAACTTGCTTATCAGATACTCCAGGTTTTCCACCAAATGCTCTTCCAATATTCTTATCAAACTCTTTTCCACCCATAAATTCACGAGCAATATCAAGTGCTAGGAATGCCCATCCAGCAACAGGAATTGCAGTTCCGAATGAAAGTAGTCCACCAACATAATCACCACTCTTAATCCTCATTATGCCTTCAGTTATTGCAAGACCAGCTCCTAAAAGTGGAACTGCTTTTAATGCTTTAGATCCAAATTTAGATGCCAGTTTTGCTCCACCCTTTCCACCAAGACGAGCACCAGCTCTTGTTAATGTTCTACCCGCACCTCTTCGTGCGAGAGTTCCTGCACCCTTCTTAGAAGCCTTTTCTGCACCCCTTCTACCTAAACGATCCATTCCAAAATCAGCACTTGCCATTCCAACAATAATGGCAATGTTTATAAATTTTTCAAACTCACTTGCAAGTTTATCAAAATTCTTTAATGCATCGTCACCGAATGTTTTTCCAACCATTCCACGAGTAGCATCAATTGCTTTATATCCCCAATCCACAAATGTTACTAACCCATTTAAGAGTTTGCCACCAATATCAAGAATAAAATCTGTTGCTTTTCCTAAGAATTTAATAATGGGTATTATTTTTGGTAGATGATCAACTAATCTAACTGCAAAGTATCCAAGAATAATATTTCCAATAAAGTTTTTAATCCAATCCAAAAATCCCATTTTAGGAAATTTTGGCATCGTGATTTTACCCTTTTCTGCTTTTGGTTTTGTCTCTAATTTCTCTTCTAATTTTTCTCTTCGTTTAGAACTCTCTTGCTTCTTTGCTTCGTTTAGTTTTTTCTTTTCAGAAGCTAAAGTTCCCCTCAATAAACTATCAACTTCTATTACTTTAACACGAATAACACCAATGTCCTGTAGCGATTTTTCAGAAAGAGACACTATTGAAGAACTCTTAACAGTTATTTTTTTTACTTTTGCGAGTGCTCCTCCTTTTGATGAAGGCAAAAACTTCTGAGTATTAACTGCCATTTACCCTACCTCGAAATACCCAATGTTTTTGCCTTTGATGCAGATCCTTTTGTAGAAGCACTAAAACTTGGTGTTCTTGTTCTGGAAGATCTTCCTCCACCTTGTCCACCACCTGCAACATTGGACTTTGTTCTTACAACTTTTACTGTTGGTTTTGGTGGTGGTTTAACTGCACTAACACCAGCATTTCTTGGACGAGCAAATCTTGATTTATAAGGTCCAGTCTGTTTTCTTCTAGGATCATTAGCACCATACATCGTAACTCCTTGCCCTAAAGATTTTTGTTCTTTTGGTTTTCCTGATATGCCAAGTAATCCACCAAGTAATGTTTTACTTGCAGATAATCCCCAAGATTCTTTGGCAGTTCTTTTTCCACCGAGAACCATATCAACATCACCTTTTCCTTTAAGTGGATTTAATTGGTGAAGTGCTTGAAGTCTTTGTTGAACTGATTTCCCCTTTCCAAATAAAACACTCATGGGATCTTTCATTTTATCAAAATCATACTTGTCTTCAATACGATATCCACCACCTTCTTTTTTAGATCTTTGAGTTGCCCAGAATTGCCCAAGAATATTTTTTGCGTTCTTAGCAGACTCACTCATATTACCTTTTTCATCTGCATAGTCTGCATACTGAACTCTGATCCCACCTGCCTTCAATTTTTTTAAGAAACTCTTTTGGGTCTCAAGTGCGGGATTACCATCTTTTGCGCCCTGGGCACGGAGTTCTTTAATCTTTGCTTCTGCTTTTGAAATTTCGGATCCAGTCCTTTTCTTTGCTCTCTGTATTGCATTTTGCAACTCTGCTTTAGACTCTTTTGATAGATCTCTCTCACTTATTGGTCCACCGAATCCACCAAGCATTTGTTTTGCGTAGATTGATCCAGCGTCTCTATAAGTTGCTGCTCCGGATCCCTTAAGTTTAGACATAACTTCCTGAACAGGACCGGGCATTCCAGGCATCTTAATTCCACTTGGAATTCCAGGCATCTTAATTCCAGCACCTTTTATGCCAGCCATTCTTTGAATTGCACCCATAGGATTGGTCAATAAAGATCCAGTAGAGGAGGAACCCGCGCTGGAAGGAGTTGCATTTATCCCAGATGGAATTCCCCATGTTGATTGTCTGTTTAAATCTGCTCCAAATTTAAACTTAACAAATCTATTGATTGCTCCTAAAGGATCCTTTGCAAAGGGTACATTTGCATCAGAACTACGATATCCATAACTCTTATCTTTACCAATCTGTCCACCGCCGGCAGCATATGTTGTTCCACTGATCACTTTGGGTTTATTTGTTCCACCTCCAGCAGCATTCATTGCTTCCAGAGTGTCAACACCATATTTTGCAACTGCTCCGCGAGACATGACAAACTCACCGTCACTCAACATTGCGGGAATTTTATCTACTCCCTTCTCCCCACTTACATACCCATTAAGTAAATTACCAAACCCAGAATTAAGTCCACCACCATAAAATTTTAGAATGTTTACTGGTCCACCACCAAAATATGCAGGAGTCTTTGATTCAGAATCATCACCACTGAACGCTCTCTGTGCAAGTTGAGTTGTTGCATATGTACCAGCAGCAAGTGCTAGAGCAGTCTTGGGATTATTTTTTCCAAATCTCAATAATGCTGGAATTGCTTTTGCAAGTCTAGCAATTCCAGATAGAGCAATTCTTGTGAGAATTCTAACTCCTTTGCCAAATCTTGTTCCAAATATAATAAATCCACCGAGAAGTGCAGGCCACCAATCAGTTAAAAATCTGATAATAGTTTTGACCTTACCTGCATTTTTTGGATCTCCCATCCACTCAAGGAGTTTATAAACAATTCTACCAAATAAAATTGTAGTGAAAAACTGAATGATTCTATCAAGTAAAGACTTGACTGGTGCGATTATTTTTTCTGCTGCTTTTTTTAAACCTTCAAATCTTTTCTCTAATTTATTTTCTGCTAGATTTCTTTTTTCCTGTTCTGATTTTCTTCTCTCATAAGAAGATGCATCATCAGAAACTTTTTTTTGTTCTTTTAATGTTTCACTTATTGAATTCATAGAAGCAGCAATTGCCGCTATATTATCTTCTAAAGTCTTAGATATGGAAGATGCTCCAACAGAAGCAGTTCCAGGTAGAGACTTAAATTGCTTTGCACCAATAACTTTTTGCTTAATGTTGCCAACACCAAAAGAACCTGCTGTTATTTTTTTCTTTTTTATTCCAAATCTACCTTGATCTTTCTTACTCTTTACTCTTCTATATTCTTCAGTCAGAAGCATAACTTCTTCGGTAGGAATAGTCTTTGTGGACATCCTACCTTTAACCATTGCCTCCTTGAGAAGAGTCAAATATGTTTCATAATCTAAGTCAAAAACATCCTCAAGCCCAATAAGCCTCAGTATCCTAACATCTATTTCCTCTTTTGGATTAGAAATGGGCATTGTTCATCTGTTGTTTTTGTTTTAATTCTTCTTCTTCAAGATGCTGTTGTAACAATGTAACATATATGTCTCTTTCCCATGGGATCATATTTTCAATCTCCCATAATGAGTATTTATGGTACTGGATCAAAGAAAAATTGAGACGAAAATAATTCTCAAGGTCCATGTGGACCATGCTTATGCGAAAAAACTTGCTAAGCCCTCAAGAACAACATCGCTTTCAACACCTGTAACTGGATTCTTAACTTTAATTGTGTGAGATAGTCTTGGCATTGTTTCAAAGAATTTTTCAATATCCTTAAACTGCGAAGAGTTCATTGATTCTAGAAATTCAGACATCTCTTTTTTAGTTACATCTGAAGAAGACCAAACTTCTTCTTCCGTAAAAATTTTATCAATACAAGATGCAATCAATTCAAATGATTGATCCATTGCATTTTTGTCATTAAAATCAAAATTGTTTTTGATAAACTGATCTAATGATGGATACTTCATTTCCATCATAATAGAATTATCGACTTTAATCCTATTCGTATGCTCTTCATTTTTCTGAACTTTAATATCATCTAGATTGATCTTCATTGGAACTTGAGTCTCACCGTCATCAGGACAAATAACGTTTACTTCAAGTTCTTCCCCAACTGACTTACCACGGATATTTAAAAACAAATATTCAATATCAAAAGTAGGAAGTGATTCTACCTTAACTTCTTTGGTAAGAATACAACTTTTAATAACAGATTTAATTGCTGTAGTAATTTGCTTAGTGTCTTCACTCTCTAAAGCAATTACAAGTAATTTTTCTTCTTTAACAAGAAAAGGTCTATATTGAATTGTTTCTCCAGTTGATGGCAATTCAAGTTCATATGTTGGTGTAGCAATCTTTGGTAAAGGCATAATGTCCTATAGGTTGTTCAGTGTGATTATTTATAGGAGGTGGTCAGAACAAGAAGTGTCCACCCCATGCATAAAGGGAGTTTCAGTGGTGCTATAATAACTACAGTTCAAACAAAACAATGAAAGGACTCCTCAACTTTTATCTTGCATCTGCACTGACTGTAACCACGGCAGCTACTGGTGCTTGCTTTGTGTGGTATGTTCAAGAATATGATGCTGCTTATAAGTACCATAAAGTTGCCCCCGATGTTTCACAAATTCATCGTAACAATTCTCTTTGGTTGGGTCTCTGGGGCGGTCTTTATGGTCTGACTGGTGTGGTGAGTGCAATCGGACTTTCTCAGGGTCTCAAGAAAGAGCAATGAAATCATTTTTAATCTGTCTGTTACTATCCCCTCTCCTACTTTATAGTGCTGGATTTGTAACTCTAACTGTCCTACAAAATATAAAAGTAGAACTTCCTACTCCAAACTGAAGGTCATTATGACCTTCTTTTTTTATGCAAAGATTCCTTGATCTCTACCAATTTGATCTCTAGATCTAAACTGATCTAATGCGGGGTTTCCAATTGCACGACCATCTTTCTGCGTATCGCCATTAAGGAAATCATTAAATATTGGTCCACTATTTTGCCCCTGAACACCAAATTGAGGATTAATAAAATAGTCTGGAGAACTATTCCAAGAAGATTGTTCTAACGGACTTAGTTGCATATTTTGATTGTCTGCAAGAGGAGGATCTATGCCCTTGTTCAGAACATATCTAATATAAGTCATTGATACGGTGCATTTCAAAAGAGAAGATGAATCATATGCAATGGGCATGGATGATATGCTTATTGGATATGATCTTATAAACTCATAACTTAATATTCCAGATTGTCTCCCACCAGATGATACTCCCCCCATACCACTTCTTTCAAACTTAGTAACGGTTAATCCTTGAGTAGTGTAACTATCTGGATATTGAAATCTATAAAAATAATTGGAACTCTTAGAAGTAATATCTCCTCTTTCAGGTTGTGCAGTATCGCTTGATTCTTGTGCAATATACTTCATCCAAGTTTCAAATATTCTAATGGGAAGATAATGTTCTGCATCAACATAAAAAGTTAGATCAATACGATCATCATAAACTCTTCTATAAGCATGTCTTTCAGTAACACCATGAAAATCATTAGTAACTTCTAGCGTTGCAAGATTTGAACCAGGAAGAGTTGCCTCACAACACATCAGATTCAATCTATCCAAATTAATAGTATTCACACTAATACTATTCTCAGAAAAATATTTTGTTAATTTGGTTGGTAATTGGATATTAACAATAAAGTGAGAAGTTGTTGCCGGATGTAATAAAGCTGCCTTTATTTGAGATACACTCTTCGCAGTAGGTGTAGGAGGATTGGTAGGCATCTATAAATAATTTTTTACCTTATATATTATGTATGGGAGAAAGTATAAAAAGTAAGTATAAACCATCTTATCCTAAAAAGTATATTGGAGATCCAGAAAATATAATATGTAGAAGCAGTTGGGAAAGAAAGTTTTGTCGTTGGTGTGACTTAAATGAAAATATAATTGCTTGGGGGTCTGAAGAGATTAGTATCAAATACTATGACCCAGTAAAACAAAAAGTGAGAAATTATTTTCCAGATTTCATTATTAAGGTGAGAGAACAATCAGGTGACATTAAAAAATATATTGTCGAGATAAAACCAAAAAAACAAACAATGGCACCTAAACCAAGAGCAAGAACGACAAAATCATATCTCCATGAAGTCTATACCTATGCGACGAATCAAGCAAAGTGGAAAGCAGCACAAGAATTTTGTGAAGATAATATGATTGGGTTTAAAATCATAACAGAGCAAGAGCTAGGTATTAAGTAATGGCCGAAGGTTTTGGACAATACGTTGGAGTTCCTCCTAGAATGAGAGAACTTAAAAAAAGAATTGAGTCTACCGGAACAACAGACCCAGAAGATTTAATGCTTATTATTATGGATGTATTAAAGGAAGAAGTTCTATATCCAGAACCAGGAAAGTTTTACACATTCATCTATAATCCAAAAACACCAGAAATTGAATATGATCAACATCCACTAATTGCATGTACCTCATTAGAAAGATGGGGATTTAAAGCAATTAATTTTCATTGGAGAGAGGGTAGGCAATATACATGGGAAGAAGTTGCAGGAAAACTTCATGTTATAAAATATGAAGAACTTGATGAAATGCTCTCAATACCTTATGCAAAATTCCGTCTAAATAAATAAAAAACCTGTATTTAATGGCGAGACCACAAATTCCAGGATGGAGTAATATTAATAATAATAAACCCGAAGAGTATTCCTCAGAATTTACTATAGGGGGATTTCGTTATGCCAACGTAACTAATGTATCTACAGGACAAAGGCAGTTGTATTTTGTTAGTGGTTTAGGTGGAACTCCAATCACACAAAGATCATTATTGACTTCAACAAATTCATCAGGTAAGACAGAAAAGGGTGCTGCTTATGATGATTTTGTTAGAAGATTTGGGCAAGATAAATTAACTGCTGCGGATAGAGCAAATAAACAACAATCCGTTGCTCTCTTATCGAAACCAGGATTATCGACTACACAAGAATCAAGTTCAATAAAAGGTTCGAACGAATACAAGTCAACTAGTGTTGGAACAAATGCACAAAAAAATCCACAAACTGATGAGCAAAAGGCAAAGGCAAATATTGCAACACAGCAACAAGGAACACGAAATTCTTTTTCAAGAAGTCTAGTATATCCTCTTAATCTAAAAAGTGAGAATCAAGATACTATTCAATTTAACATGGTCAAGTATAGACCAAGACCTTTAACAAACAAAGAAGGTACATTAAATGCAGTTGGAGAAAGACCACCAGCAGGAGACATTATTGGGACAGTAACTTTACCAATACCAAATGGTATTTCAGATAGTAATAATGCCAATTGGGGCAGTGACGAAATGAATGCTGCCCAGGGAATGGCCGCGGGCATAGCTAATCAATTCATAACTCAAGGTGGTGCTGCAGGAGCAGAAGCAGCTGGAAAAACTTTAGAGTCTGCTGCATCAGAATCTGGAAATCCAGATGTGAAACTTGCCTTTACAAATAAATTTGTTGAAATAGCAACTGGCGCTCAAAACTTATTATCAAGAACTGCAGGAGCAGTCATAAACTCAAACATGGAACTTTTGTTCCTTGGACCATCACTAAGATCCTTTAATTTTACATTCAAATTAGCATCAAGAAGTGAGCCAGAGTCTCAACAAATTTTAAAAATTATTAGATTCTTTAAACAAGGAATGTCTCCAATTAGAACTGATGCAAATTTATTTTTAAAAGCACCTCATACATTTCAAATCAGGTATTTGAATGGTAAAAATCCACATAAGTACTTAAATAGATTTAAAGAATGTGCATTAATGGCATGTAATGTGGATTACACACCAGAAGGTCAATATGCAACATTCCATGATGGTGCTATGGTTTCGTATGCAATTACATTACAATTCCAAGAACTAGAACCAATATTCAATGATGATTATGGAAAACTTGATGGATCATCAGCAGACTCTGCAGGTATAGGATACTAAAATGAGAAGTTATTTTCGCCAAGTTCCAGATTTTGAATATGTCAGCAGACTACCAGATGCCAAAATCGGTGACTTTTACAGAGTAAAAAATTTATTTAAAAAGGGAAAATTGCGTGATGATATTTTCCAAAATTTATCCATCTTTGAAAAATATCAAATTAAAGGAGATGACAGACCAGATAATGTTGCTTACGAATTCTATCAGGATTCAACTCTTGATTGGGTTGTTCTTCTTTCAAATAACATCGTAAACATTCAAACAGAATGGCCATTACCACAAAATGACTTTGATAGTTATTTACTAAACAAATATGGTGACTATGAAACTCTCTATGGTGGAATTCACCATTACGAAACAACTGAAATAAAAAATAATGCAGGGGTCATAATTGTTCCAGCGGGTCTCAAAGTTCAATATCCCTACCCAATAAACTTTTTTGATGACTCTACTTATAGACAAGTATTTAATGCAAATATAGCAGTTCCTGTGACAAACTATGAATATGAGGAGAAGATAGAAAATGAAAAGAGAAATATATTTTTACTTAAACCAAAATACTTAAATATTGTATTTGATGATATGGAAGATGAAATGAAATATAAAGAGGGTTCCACTCAATATGTGAATGAAACCCTCAAAAAAGGTGATGATATTAGATTAACTAGTTAATCATTCTTCAGCAAGACGCTGAAAATAACTCAGAGCATCATCTTCATCTTCATCTTCAGATGTGATCTTGGGAAGAGAAGGAGTTGCTTTAGAACGAGCATAAGACTCTTCAAGTTCTTTAGCTACATTATTCTCAACAGTGTTCTCAGAATAGTTGTCATACTCAGTTTCTTCATCAACAACCGATGAGCGAGAACTACCTTTTTGACCAAGAACATACTTCAGACGCTTTTCAAGTTCTTCATAAGACTTGAATTGATCAGGAGCAGTTACTGCTGCAAGAGAATATTCTTTTTTCCAGAGAGCTTCAAGTGCATCGTCGTCATCAAGGAGCGGTGCAACGCGATCAAATTCTGACTTATCATAATTCCAATACCCATCTTTCTTTACGATTTTGAGTTTGAAATTAGCACCCTGCCAGAAATCAAAGGGATTGATAGGAGTTTCGTCCTCAAACTCAGGTTGCATTGCTTCCATGATCTTGTCAAAGATCTTCTTACCATACTTGAACAAGAAGACTTTACCTTCATTTGCAGGATTTGCAGGATCCTTCACAACGTAGATGTTGCTGTAGTAAGACAGTTTACGCTTCTGCTTACGAACAGTTTCTTTATTTGCTTCTGTACCACTATTCCACAGTTCTCGGTTGTATTCACCAAGAGGATCTTTTTGACCGATAGTGGTCAGAGAGTTCTCAATATACCAACCACCAGGACCTTGGAAGGCATGGGAGTACATTTTTGCCCAAGGAACATCCTCTCCCTCAGGAGCAGGAAGGAAACGAATGACTGCAAAACCGTTTCCAGTCTTGTCCATTTCGGGTTTCCAGAGACGCTCATCTGCACCTCCAGAAGTTGCACTCATCTTCTCTACTTCTTTAACCAGTTTTTGTGTGAGAGAACCCAGAGAAGATTGTTTTTTAAGGTCTGCGAAAGACATTTGTGTACCTCGTATTAATAGGATTTGGCTTTTGGACTTAGCTTAAGGGATTGTCTAGCCCAGATTAATTCTACAGGTCGGATCCAGTTTTGTCAATCTGCTGCTTCATAGATTCAAGCATTTTGGACATATTATTAAGAATGATATTCATATCGGTTCCTTTGGGCATTCCCATCATGACTGCAGAATTTATAATTTTTTCTTTCATTTCAACTGCCTCAGGATCATCAGACAAACTCATCCTAGTATAAAGAACTTTTTGTTTGTCAAGAAGTTTTTCCAAAACTTCAACATGTTCAAGTTTTTGTTCTTTAGACATAAAAGAAAACTTAAAAACATTTGAATAAACTTTTTCTTGAAGTTCTGCGATTTCAGTCATCTCTGCGCGGACAACTTCTGAACTGAAAAAACTCATTTATCCTCCAAAACTATTTCCTTTAAAATTTTTCTATAGCGGAATATATCTATATGTAGGAACGGAGAATATTTTTTTATTCTACGACTGACGGTTTCCCACACTGGGTCTTTTAATTTTTTATCAAAGTCATTCCCGAACAGGAATATTTTATCATAAATCACCAAGGTTTCTAGGCTTATATTCCCGCTCAGGAAATTTTTAAGAACAGGTGGATGTCCTTTAGAACAATCAAAAACTTCATCTACTTTTCTTTCTCCAAAAAGTTTTTCACACTCTTCCTTAAAAACATAAGACAAAGATTGTATTCTCTTTTGCCAATTTTTATATCTATCTTCACCCTCTTTGATCATTTCACCAATCCAAAGTGTTTCTGGATCTGGGCATGATACAAAATTAGATACAAAAAAATCAACTACCTGCTGATCAGATTTCTGCCTTGAAATTTTTTCAAACCACATTCTATCTTTTCTCTTATAAAAAGACTGAACACTGGCACGACTTTTACCGCAATATTTAAAATAGTCGTAACTGTCTTTTGTAAAATGATTCTTCAATGACAAATAAGTTTTATAGGAATCAAACGGCATCATTAAAATACTAATTTAGCACGGGAAGTTTTTTTAAGAAAATTAAGTTCCATTGCTTCATACTTAATTTTCTCTTTTAAAGGTTTTGAAATAAGTTTTGGAACAGATTCTAAATCAATATTATTTTGCTCACAAAAATGAACTATAGCATCAATATAATTCATTTCCGTGTTTACTTGCACAAGATTTTCAATCTCTTGAGCGAAACGAGACGGACAAAAGAATTTGCTCTCTAACGCTTTTTCTAATTCATTCTCCATCTGACCCAGTATTGTGATGTACAAATTCTTTAATGTAGCGAACTAATAACTTAATATAATCCCCTTTGTTTCTTTTGTCAAATATTTTGACTTCTCCACCAGGAGTGACCATTATTGTGATAAGTTTAATAGGAGGAATCTCCGTCATTTCATAATAAGCAGCAGCATAAAACATTTCCTGAACGAAGTAGTTTTCAATCCACTCTTCGGGTTTAATTTTATCCGATGTCTTAAAGTCAATTACTGCCAATTCCCCATCATATTCTGCAATGCAATCTACTCTACCAGCAAGTCCAAGATATTGAGAATATAAAGTCCTTTCAATTGCATGGATATTATTTATCTTATCAAGATAAGGTTTTGCATGAAAAAACATAAACTTTGTTAGGGGTTGATAATCATCCCAATTTAATTCCTTGTTTTCAAGATAATCTTGACAGACTTGGTGAAAGTCAGTTCCTCTTGCAGTTGCTCGTTTCGTAATACGATTTGCTTCTTCAAGACCAACTCTCTCACGCCACTTCACAAAGATTTGACGATTATAAAAAGAAGTTACTGAAGTAATAGATGGCACCCACTCCCCGTTCGGAAGATTGTAAAGACGGATGCCATTTTTTTCTTTCTTCTCTAATTCAATTTCACCTAGGTAATTATGATGGATAAAATTCATAGACCAGTTTCCATTTTAGCAATAATGTATTCTTTTACGAATCCAGAACGTACAATATCCTCAACTCCAAATTCAACAATATCAATTGATGGCATGTTGCGAAGAATTTTCATGAAGTCAATAATTCCATTCTTCTCATTTGTTTTGAGAAGATCAGATTGAGTAGCATCACCACAGAACATAATTTTACTATTTTCACCTACACGAGTAATAATAGAATCCAATTCGTGGAAGTTAAGATTCTGGAATTCATCTACGATGATAATAGAATTATCTAAAGTAGTTCCACGAATAAAAGAAGTGCTCCAGAATCCTATTGTTCCCTGCGTTTTGAGATTTCCATATAGCATTTCAAAGTCAGCATCACTAGGAAGCTCAAACATATACTTTACCATATTCTTATAAGGAATTTGGTAAAGAGAAGACTTATCCTCATGATCTCCAGGAAGAAATCCAATTTCACGAGTAGCAACAAGGGACCTAACGATATAAATTTTTTCGTAGGGTGTTCTTTCATCTAGAACATCTTGAAGAGCATTATAAAGTGTAATAAAAGTTTTACCCGTACCAGCGCAACCATAGGCAACTATATGTTGATTTTTTTCATATGCCTCATATAGTTTTTTTTGATTTTCTGTAAGAGGTTCAATATCTCTCATGATGTCGATATTGATTGGTTTTTTCCTCTTCATTTGCTTTGCAGTCATGCCAACGCCTATTGGCTGATCACTAGTTCTTTTTCTTCTTGCCATATATTCAAATAGGTTTTACTTTTGATCCTGGTGCCTTTGATGCCTTACGAAGAACATCATTCCATCCTGGATGAGATTTTTTGAGTCTATCGTAAACCTCACCAACTTCACCCGATGAAGGGCACGTTGATGGGTCAGACCAATCTCTATCCCAATCAGGATTGTCCTTTTTCCATTGATCCCAATCATGGACACTGAGAACTACTTCTTTCTGTTCTCCTGTGGTTTTGTTAATAACAGGGTAAGTTGCCAATCCTAATCCTCCATTTTATATGAAAATATTTATTCGATAGTGATAGAAGGTGCGTCTACGCATTCAGAACAACCTTCTCGCGTCCACCCAAGTGCCTCAGATACGGCAGGAAACTGGCAGGTAAAGATACAACGAACAAGCTCAGCAATCTCCATGTGTTCCTTCTGTGTCCCATGTGCAGACCGTAGATCAATGTAATGGATCCATGACCTTACAGAACCGGTCATATAAAGTCTTGTGGGCGTTGCCAAAGGCAGCACGAACCTAGCACACTCTTTTGCCACGCCCGCATCTAGAAGGCGATTGTAGAGGTGTAGAGAGTGCTCAAAATGAACGCGAATATCCTCAGTCAAAACCAATTTCAAATGATCTGGAATATCATCAATAGAGTTCTGACGATTCTTTGTATCTTGCCTACGAAGTTCTGGAAGTGGAATCGTTTTATTCAGAAGATTTGTATCGGCATATCGCTGCGAAAATTCTTGATATGTAAAACTTCTATGACGAAGTATCTGGGCTGCAATACCTCTGGTTGTATTGATTTCTACAGTCATTGAAGCTTGTTCAAAGATACTCCAATGCTGATGTTGAATACAATACTTAAGAAGACCAGAGAACTTTTCATTCTCTTGATTTGCAGGATTACTTACACGAGCACAATATGCCATGTGTTTTTCTGCATCAGGAGTAACACTAACAAGTTTTACTTCTGGTTTCATAAACTCAAAATCAATCGGCATATCCATCGTCATCGTCATAAAATACTTCGTCGTAATCGTTTAGGTAAGGAGAAATCTCTTCGTACTTGTATGAATCTACGTCAGAATAAATTTCTGATTTAAGACATCCAACTAGAGATTCAAGATTTTGTACTATTAGTTTTAATTTTTCTTTGTCCATTTATTAACTAATACTAACACAATGATTATAGACAAAAAAAGAGGGGGAGTCAAGTCCCCCTCTGTATTATTTTGATGCTACTAGAGTAGCAAGAGATGCTTTTTGGCGTCTCTCTTCTTTTTGCTTTTGTTCTTTAATAAGTTGAAGGAAGTTTAAACTTTTCATCACTTATGCCCCTCCTTTACAAACTTAACACCACGATAGGTTTCGTTGTATTGTTGGGGTTGTTGCATCATTTGCTGTTGATACTCAAGACGTTTTTGAGTATCGTATTCAACACCACGATAGACGACTTTCGACATTGGTTTTCTCCTTAGTTTTTGAGGTTAAAGAGCGTTCCTTCAGTCGGCGTTTGCGTTCGCTATTTGCGAATAGCGAATGAACGATCCGTTCCGCGTCGGCTTACTTCCGTCCTATTCAATTTTAGCACTTAAGTTTTACAACATCCTTTCGGAGTTCTGAAAGCAATCGGTCTTCTCTTCTTTGGTCTACTACATCGTCGTTTTTAACGATGTCCATTAGTTCCCACGCTGCGTCGCAACTTATTGTCACCTGATTGGATTTAG